CATGGGAGGGACCAAAATGGACTTCATCCAAGACAGCAAGCCAGATCTAAGCACCGCCGAAGGTGCCAAGAAAACCATCAACGACATCCACGCTCGCCAAAAGGAATTGGTTGATTCCAACCGTGACCTGAAAGAGCAGATGGAGCAGAAGATCTCCGATCTGACCGCTGCACAAAAGCGATTGGGCGAGTTGGAAGCACGCGCCAAGATGACCACGACGGCGATCAACGCTGAAAACGAAGTGGCCAAATACATCGACGGCAACAAAGTGCGATGGACATCTGAAACACGCTCTGATGGTGTGACACTTCCGGGCTTGTTGGACGACTCCAACACGGTTTGCGACTGGCAACGTGAGATGAAGCGACTGATGGAGCAACGCACGTTCGTCAAGATGTTGACGAAGCGCGGACACAGCCCCCAGACCAACGCCCAGATCGACTTCCACATGAAGACGGCGCCTGATTCAATCAAACGAATCTTCGCTGACTCATCGGGTATCGGTGCCGAATGGGTGCCCGACGTTGTTTCCACCGACCTTGCAAGCGACTTCTATGCGGCTCGCCGTGTCGAGGCCCTGTTTCAATCGGTCAACATGACATCCAAAGAACTGCGCTTGCCGTTCATCACGCTTGCGACCACGCCCTACCTTAAGAGCGTGCCGACCAGCGATGACCCCAGCAATTACACGGCGACGACCGACACCACAGCCCAACGCTCTATCAGTTGCGACTCGTTCGCCACACGAATCCAAATTGATGAGGACGCTGTTGAAGATAGCGTCATACCTCTCATCGGAACCGTTAGGGCTTCTCTTGTCGCGTCAATGGTAGACGGGATCGAGGATGCCATCATCAATGGCGACGGTGCCGCATCCCATCAAGACGATATCGCCAACTGGAACCCGCGTTCTCGCTGGACAGTGGGCGCTGTTGGTCCTGACCATCGCCATGGCTTTACCGGACTGCGTGCCAGAGCGGCAGACGTGTCTTGCACGACTGACCAATCGGGTGCCGCTACCTATGCCGGTTTCCTGACAGCACGCTCTAACCTTGACAGCCCCCACGGCGTTGCCGGGGATTTGGTCTGCATCGTTTCGCCCGAGTATTACTTGAGCACGATGCTTGGATTCACGGAGGTTACCGGGTTGGAGAAATACGGGATCGCATCACCACTGGTTAGCGGTGAGTTGGCCCGATTGGGCGGTGTGCCCATCGTGGTCAGCGAGTTTGTCACATCCGACATGGCGGCAGATGGCATGTATGACAACGTCACAACGACAAAAACCGGATTCCTTCTGCTCAACCGATCGCGCTTCTTCATGGGCAACTACAAAGCAACCACCGTCGAGTTGGACAAGAACATCCGAAACGGCGTAATCGACCTTGTAGCTACCAAACGGGCCGTTTTCTACCATCTCGACTCGGCCACGAAGAAGAACGCGCACTGGTCTTACAACCTATAATGAAACTCAAATTCAAAGGCTTCGCCCACACCAATAGCTATGCTTCTGCGGAAGTGAAGCGTTGGTATGCGGGCGAGGTCCGTGAGGTTGATGCGGACGTGGCCAAGTATCTGCTGAAGCAATTCGGATCGGTGTTCTCGGTTGTGGGTTCACAACCTGCCGCGTCGGATCGCATGGTCAAAAACAAGGCCGCCGATCTGTCCGCTTTGGACGGGTCGATATCCAAGCTGAAAAAGGCTCTTGCGTCTGGTCTTCTTGACGGCCTGCTGGTCGACCTTCGCAACGCTGAGTTGAACGGCAAGACCCGCAAGTCAGCCATCGAGGCCATCGAGGCAAGGATGGCCGAGGTATGAAATACGTTTCAACCGGAACGGGTGAGTGGCCCATTGGCATCCACTGGTCGCCTGATGAGGCGCGGGATGTGCCAGATGGCTACCCCGGCGCCGATACCGCGCCACCATCATGGTTGAAACCGGCTAAAAAGAAGGCGAAAGCGAAGAAAAAAGAGGATTAAAATGGCTTTGATCACTGCTGCCGAAGCCAGGGTTTATCTTCGCGGTCTTACCGGCACCGCCGAAGACACCACAATTGATACAATGGTGGCCCGTGTCGGGGCGCTTTTTGGGTCTTATTGCAGTTTCCCGGCCGAAACCGGCGTGGCTACCATGGAATCGGCAACATATGTCCACTATCTCGAAGGGCCGGGCGGCTATTCGTTGCGCTTGCCTGTGTGGCCCGTGACGTCCGTAACGTCGATCTATGACGATTCCGGGCGCGAATATGGGTCCGGTGACCTTGTTTCATCGTCTGATTACGACGTTATCGGCGACTTCGGCCTTGTTATCGCCAAGAGTAGCGGCAATCACACCGCATGGGGCACGGGTGGACGTGCAATTAAGGCCACATACGTGGCGGGGTTCGCAACCGTACCCGCCGACATCAAACACGCCTGCGGTTTGCAGGTGGCGCATCTGTGGCGCCACCGTGATTCAATCGGTGATTCGTCTGTATCCAAGGCGGGCGGGTCTGCTTCGCCCTTGCCACTGTCATTGTTACCAGAGGTCAAGGCAGCCCTTCGCCCCTATCGACTCGCGGGTGATTGGATTGGCTGAAAAGATCGAAACCGTCGACGAGTTCGCGCAACGGATGGAAGAGTTGGGCAAACGCGGTCTGTTAAAGGGCCTGCTGCGCTCTGCAACCCGTCTCTCTCTGAAGGCGGAGCGGTACGCCAAGCTGAACACCACCACCCTGTTGAGCGTCCGTACAGGGCGACTGCGCTCATCGTTGGCGGGTTCGGCCGACCTGACAGGCGGCACGCTGAACGTAAAGCTACGGGCGGGCGGTCCGTCACGAGGCGGTACCGTGAAATATGCAGGCATCCAAGAGTTCGGCGGAGAGGTCAAGGCGAAGCCGGGCAAGATGTTGAGGATCCCACTACCACCGGCACTTACTGGCGCGGGTGTTGACCGCTACCCGCCACCCCTGCGCACCACGGGCAAAGGGTTGTTCACGCTCATCATGTCGAAATCGGGCGACAAAGAGGGCATGGTTTTGATCAAGAATTCGACGGGTGAACCCTGGTACGTGCTGAAGTCATCAGTCAAAATCAAGGGCAAGCACTACATGGGAAAAGCCATGGACAAGGTCAGGTCCGACGCTCCTGGCGTGTTCTTGCCGGTCATGCGTTCGTTGGTGCTGGATTCATCTCGTGTACCAATCACGGGCGGTGATTGATGCCCAAAGAACGCGCCATCTTGAACCAAATAAAAGCGAAATTGGCCAACATCGACGCCACCGGATCCTATACTCACGATCTGTCAGGCACGGACCAGATCAAGATCGGCGGCAAGTTCAGCCCTGACAGGCTACCAGCGGCGTACCTGTGGGCAATCTCGACCACCACATCACAGACGCCAGGGCGCACCCTTCTAAGCAAGTACAGCCGCACCATGACGGCACAGATCGAAATGTGGGTGGGCTGCAACAGCGCAGACTCCGAAGACATCCACTTGGCCACATTGGACGCCCAAAACGATGTCATGTTGGCGCTCGAGGCAGACCGGACGTTGGCGGGTGCAATCGATGACCTGGAAGTTAACGGCACGACCTACGACGGCGAAGCGTTCGATAGCCCCGGCTTGGGTGTTGCCGTGCTACAATTGCGCATGCTGTATTCTGAGACGGCGGGATCATGAGTTGGTACGACACATCGTGGAGATTTCGGGCGCCGGTGGCGATTAACAACCTGTCGGGGGCCTCGCCGATCGACATCAGCTTTGTGATTCCCACGGACCACCCCTTTTGGGATGATGTGTTGAGCAGCGGTAACGACATCCGAGTCACCGACGCCGATGGCCGAAATGTTCTGGCGTACCAATTGGCGACATGGACCCACGCATCTAAGGCTGGTGTGATCGAGGTCGATGGTTATACCCCGCCCGACGCAGACTCCATGTGCCTGATCTGGATCTATTGGGGGAACGCGGGCGCGGCGGCCGCCTCTGGTTCGTTCACCGCCAGCAGTGCCAAAACAGGCACTATGGATCCCATATCCGTGCCGCGCCAGAACGTGTTCACGGTCTCACCAAATAGCCCCGGCGCAACGCAACCGCAGAACGTCATAACGAAGGGCACCGCCGAAACGGTCTTTGCATGGTTGGATTTCTCTTCATATCTGATAAAGCGCCCCGTCCAATTCGGCGGGTCCAACTTTGGCGAGGAAATAGATTCGGTTGCGTTTCAGGTGTTCTACGGCGTAAGCGATGAAACTGGGGTGTATGACGAAACGCAAACGAGGTTTTACCATCCCGCATTGGTTAGGCTGCAGTTGCAGGCGGGCACCGATGGCAGGGACTACACGGTTTCGGCGACAGTGAAGTTGACCAGTGGGCGAGTCGTCAACCCACGCATTTTATTGAAAGTCAAAAACGT